AGCTTACCCTCTATGTTACCTTCCTTAACATCCTCTGGGATCCAGAGGTAGGGCAAGGGCCACGGAGCTAAGCCGGACCTGAAGCTGAAAACCGGGTTTGATTACCACTGGGAGTAATTTTCAAGTTTGCTTGATTTAACTCTCCCAGGGTATCGGCCCCGCGATTCTCTGAGAAGAATAGCCAGAAAGTAACCTGGCTACATTCTCAGACCCTCCGAAAGAGCTTACATCTTCCAGCGCTTTTTACCGACATTTGTTGCCGGAAAGAAACATTGGAAGGCTCGTAAGATCTTTCGAAATCTCCTATAATAACCACTCAAACTCTGGACTCTGGTCGAGAGAGAGTGGCGATTTATAGATTCTGTTCTTTGCTTATCCTTGGAAGGATTTCCAGGTGAGCATTGGTACAGAATCAGCTGGTGGTGTTTGATCGTTAGATCAATCATTGCTAGTGGGACAACCCAATCAGCAACAAACCTATGGAAGAAATTCTGTGTGCATACACGGAATGTCTTTCTTGGGTATGTCGGTGAGATATCTAGATATTCAGGTTTTCCAAAACCTGTTCTAGATTCACCCACCGATCCTTATGCAGAGAGGAGCTAAACCAACTTTTGTAGGTTGGGTATGCTACTCTAATCTAGAGGTCTCCCACCGGGAGATGCCTAGAAGATGAAAGATGCCTTGGAAAAGCATCGATTAGTTCTCTAGACAGTACCTTCTAGATCACCAGAACTTTGGCAAATTGCAGCCTGTGGGAATGCAGCATTAGAGCTGCGTTCTCAACTTGGCCGCTTCGAGTTCGGTGCCTAGGCACACGTCTCTTTGTCAAACTCTGCGTGTTTTGAAAATACACGTTCAGGAGGAGGACGAGCCAGCTACACACGTTAGTGTGTTTATTCCTGGCTCGATGATCTTCCTCTCGAAACATCCGAGATTATGACCCCTTTAGGGTGGCCGTATACCGAGCGGGCCTTTTGGCCCCGCTGGATGACGGTTCATCCACCCACCCTCGATGACATCGAGGAGAAGGGTCTAGTTATGTCTGATGACTTCCTAAATCCACTCTTGAGTGGGTATGAAAGTCATCGAGTAGGTTTCCAGGTGTTCGCCTGGTCTTTCTCCTCCCTCGTTAGTCGAGGGATTCTCAACTCTGATGGCAGTTACAGGGGTTATACCCTGATAAAAGTCAAAAGGGTTGCGATTCCAGAGCCTGGGGGGAAAGTACGTATTGCTACATGTAGCGAAGCTGACTTCGTTACATATGGCTAGATCTTCGCACACGTGTGCAAGGATCTTCTGGCCTGTGATCCAACACTTAATGCTGGACTTGAGGCTGGTTATTAATCCTGGGAATGGTACAAAAGAATGCTCTTCTCGAACTTTGTGTTCGAGGAGTCATCGTACCTTCTAACAGGAGACTTTGAAGAGGCGACAGATTGGATCGAGCATGAATTTGCTCGAGACCTTCTCCATCGTTTCTTCAATGCCCTTGGTATGAAGAGTATATATATCCATGGATACATAGATCTTCTCCTCTCGCCAAGAGAGGTACAAGGGGAATAAGATGTTTGGCAGACAAGGCGTGGGTCTCTCATGGGAGATCCTGGTACAAAGATTGTACTAACCTTGCTTGTCAAAATGATTGATTGTGCTGGTCGATTACCTCTAGAGGGGCGCAATTTATATGCGCACCCTTTCTAGACGGCTGGCGATGACCAACTTTTGGTTGGGTCGCTTGACCGGCTTTAATAGTTCACAGATAATGCATCCAAGTTTACCTTGAAGATCTCCACAGAAAAGTGGGGAATCTTCAAGTTTGGAGCAG